AATCCACCAGTGGAAGCCATCATCTCCCACCTGATTTGTCTGCATTAATGATGATAATACGGGATCCATACCGAGCAGCAGTTACAAGATTATTTATTAGGCAGTTTCAGCCTTTGAATCACCATCTCTACGACCATAAGAGTCGCGGATCAGAGTGAGGTGGGTGTTGCCTTTGATGTTCTTAAAATCATATGCATGATTCACTTTAGCAATAAGATATACACCACTGTGTTCTGGGTCCCAAGACTCTTCAGATCTATCCTGACTAGGAATCATATTAGGAATAAAAATCTCTACAGTTTCACCCACCTTTAATTCTGGATGAAGTGGAATAGTTATCTTTACTTCTTGATTGTTTAAACTTTCTAATCTAGAGATAGACTGTGCAACATAACTCTTCTGCCAGTCAGGAAACTCGGCAGCATTGCTACCACCATCTTTCTTCTCGGGTGATGCTACTTCAGTGCCATCAAACCATGTCTCATGATCAATCAGTGCTGACATGATTCTTGTGGGTTTCGATGCCAGATCTGCCTGTCCCTTGAGCATACCTGACTGCGATCCAAGGTGACTCATCTCTTCAAAAGAATCTTTGAGCGAATATGCATACTCTTCGTATGCTCCAGTGCTGTAGTTGTAGAAGCATACAACAGAAGAGTACGTTCCCATCCTTAACTTTGTTAGCAAGTCAATCTCTTGTTTGAAATCAATATTGAGAATTTTATTTCTAGCCGAGTTTTGTAGTCCTTCATTCTCTTGATACAATTGAAGAACTGGAGGGTTTTTTTCTATTGAGTTAAGTCTATCGATAGAATTAAAATGATATCCATCATAGTTTTCATAGAAAAAATAACCAGCAGAACCACTCATCTTTCCATAAGCACCAGAGTCAATGTCAGCGACACCTCCTTGACCATCTGATGTAGTGCCGCCAGATGATTCTGTAGTTTTATTTTCTGCATCTTGCGCCACAGATTTTGATAACAACCCCTTGATAATTGAGAAGGGTGTCTTCTTACCTGGATGAAATTTAACCTGGAACAAAGCAGGATCTGTTTTGATTTCTTTTTCTGTCTTTAAATTATCTGACAATAAACTCTTGACAATAGCATCTGGTTTACCTGTTAATAATTTTGGCAAACGGATTGTCTCGTTAATTAAAGCCTCTTTGGAGATCAATCCTAATTTATAATACTGCACTCGATCAGAACTTGATCTATCAGAGACTCTAAAAATTTTAAAAGTATATTCAACATCATCATCTATATCATTTGCTTCCAATTTTATAGTGATGTCTTCATACCCTTGAATAGGTAGACTAGCAATCAAGTTTTCACCAGAATCAGCAACCAAAAGAGTTGCCTCTCTTGTAGGCAGATTTATATTTTCAAAGTAGTGCATAGTCTGCACCATGTCAATGATATCTTTTTCATCACCACCAATGGACTTGATGACGACACTCTTTGGTTTAAAACTAGAAGCGTATTGTAATTCGTGTTGCGCCATATTATGAAGAAGTTACTGGTCTTGACGTGTATGCACCATCTAAATTGTTATCACTACCCTCTGGAACAGAGGCGGATGACGAGTCAGGTGGTCTAGAAGTTGAAGAAGATGATTGTCTCTCACTATTTAACCTAGCAACACCAGCAGTTGAACCTTGAGTTCTTTTTCTCCTTTCTGGTGGTTTTAAAGACTCTTGCTGTGCAGTTGCTGCTGATGCCGCAGTCTGTCCACTAGCAGCAGCAGGTGGTTGTATATTTGCAGCACTATTTTTTTTATTTTTTTCTTTAGCAGTTTTTATAAAACTTTGCAAGACAGCGGCATGTGTAGGATCACTTGGAGGTACTGGCGTGCCTCCAAACAAATTACCACCTAATTTAAATAAATCAAATCCTTTAGTTGTTTTATATGCTTCATACAACACACCTTTATGCATGAACTTCATCTTATCATGAGTTCTCATTCCAAAGTTTTGAGTAACTGCTTGAGAAGTTTCTGGTGTTACAGCATCTGAATTACTACTGGGTGTTGGTGAGGGTTCAGTTGGACCTGCAGTTACAAGTTCTTTGTCTGCCCACATTCTAGCATTAGCAATTCTAGCATCATAGCCAGGATCTCCTGGTTGTTCGCCAGATCTTTCAAAGTTTTGCAACCAACTTCTGGCAGCAGCGTCAGCATCTGTTACTTCTTTAAGTTTTGACCAGTCTCCTCTCTGTTTTGCCTCCCAAACCATTGCTTGAAGTTGTCCCTCCAAACTATATGGATCTAGACCCTGGTCCACTATCCATTTTTTGATTTTTGGCCAACGATGCACCTTATCCCATTGAGCGATTCCAAAGTGTCCCTCTGTATCATTTTCTCCAGTTCCAGTGTTATCTGCTCTTGGATTGAAAGTTGATTCTTGCTGTAAGTTTCCAGCAACACCTGCTGCTTGCTCTTTTGTCAAACCTTGAGACATAAGGTAATTCATTGTCATGTCACCACCTTCTCCCGTAAAGTTTGGAGAAGTTCCAGGATCACCACCACCACCACCACCACCGCCACCTCCACGGCGACCTCCAGTAGTAAGCTTCTTTAACTTATCAAATAAGTTACTGAAAAATCCTTTCTTCTTATCCTTTGTTCCTCTTTTCCCACCACCATCTTTGTCGTCACCTTCTTTTCTCCCCATACCACCAGTTGCTTTGTTCACCAAGTTGTTTGGTAGTCCAAAGACATCAGCAATAGGTCTAGCAACTTTAGCTACCTCACCAGCAACATCAGAATTTTCTGGTCCTAATTGAGTAATTAATTGATTAACTGACGACAAGATAGTACCACCAGCAACCATCATAGGTAATGACATAGCATCCATCAGTGGTTGTGCCATAGAGTCAGCAACACTACTAGATTTTGACCCCATACCAAGATTGAGACTAGTAAATCCTACTTTACCTCCAAGGGATGAAGTTGCTGGTGGTTTTGATGGAGTTCCTGTCTCAAATTTAGGAACTGCAGGAGTCTCTGGTACAGGTCTGACCTTACCATCCATGGCACTAGGTTGACCTTGAGTGTAGTTATTGTCAAGTGGGATGACCATCTCATCACCATGCAACTTGGCAAGGTATCCCTCATCAGGTCCAGAAATGATACCACCTGTTTCGGCTTGAGGCATGTACCTATCTTGCTGCTGGAACTCAATGTCCTGTGCAGATGTAGCAGCAGGACTTGGTTCACCTAAATTCAATTCTGCATCGGATTTATCATCAAGACTCTCGTCTACTTCAGTAGTTACATCATCAAAGTCTCCAGAGTCAGCAGCATCTCCTTGTTGTTTCGCTGCTGCCATAGACTTTGAAGTTTCCGCATCATCAGTCATCTTCTCTTGAAGTGCTGTCTGTGCATTAATAGCAGCAACAATAGCATCAAGCTTTGCCTCAATACTATCAGTTCTCTCACTCAACTGGGTGACAACATCAGTCTTGATTGCTTGGACACCATCGGCAATGACTTTAGTCTCACCAATAGTATTATTGATAGACTGTGCTGTCTTCTCAAGTGATGAAGCAATAGCAGACACCGCAGTAAGAATATCCTCTCTCGACACTCTACCACCGCCGCCACCAGACGCTGCCTTGGCAGTCTTCTCCTCCGTCTTGGCAAGCATCCTCTCTTGAGTGACAGCCTTCTGCGACTGCGCCACATCAAAGGGAGACATCTTCTTCGGAACAACAGGCGTCTCTGCCTTCGCTTCCTTCTCTGGTGGTCTCTTGGCACTAACAAATGCGTAGTTATCAAACTGTTTACGAAATCTTTCGACCTCGTTTAGTTTCTTGATCTCTTTACCCTCGGCGTCTCTGTTGTCTACAAAGTTCCAGAACTGTGCCTTCGGATTCTTCAGCAGTTTGACACGATCAACTGCTGCCTTAATGTCTTGCTTCTTACCTGATAGATATGACCCACCGAACTTACTCTTCAGTGCTGCCTTAAAAAAGTATCCTTTCTCTACACCAATTTCTTCCAGACTATCATAGCCTGCTTTCTTTGCCTTCTCTTCTGCTAACTTCCTCTCATCTTCAGCAAATCTACGCGCAGCAATAGCTTTGGAGATCAGTGACCCAAGATGAGTCTGACCTCCTGTTGTATCTGTAAAGCCTTCTGTTCCTGCTGCCATTTGCTAGTCCTAGTAGTGTTATTTAGTTCAAGCAAGTAACTTTTGCATCAATAAAGTATTAGATGCATTTGAGTTTTTCTTTGACATCATCATAGGTCCACCCACAATTATTGGGGGTGGTGAAGGAGATTCCTGAATGATAATGATGGGACCACCACCATCCTCATCATCTTCTTCATCATACATAAGAATCTCTGGTGTATATTGTCTAGTAGCTTGAATCAATTCACTAGTAGTTGTAGAAGCATTGTATGCATCAAGCATGTCAGATACTGGCTGGAAAGAAGCAACCAGATTCTTCATGACCTTTTCTTTTCCTTTATCACCAACAATAATACTTGTTGCTGTTGATGGAGTGTCTCCACCTTCACCATACAGTTTACTTCCTTCTTGTGGTGCTTTACTACCATTCTCATCATATAATCCATGGGCAACTGAAGCATTAGCGCCAGAAACTTTAGCTGTGACACCAAAACCACCAGTGCGGTACTTCAAGTCTTCAGTCTTAAGCGGGAAAGGAACCTTTGCTCCTGGATAATCTGCACCACCAATCTGCAAGTCAATACCTCCTTGCGATCCACCTGCAGTGTGTACTTCTTGTCCCCTCTTTACTTTCCGTTTGATATCTGCTGGACTGTCAGACTCCTGAACATACTGTCCCAGTCTACCAATCCAGATAGTTTTTTTACCTTTGTAGTGATTGATTACTTTCTCTGCTACTGCTCTGGCATCAGCGTTACCACCAGGAGACGTGATGTTACCATCTTTATAACTTCCTGGAGCAATGTGAAAGTGAATGCCATATGATGCGCCAGAATTACCTTGGATAAACTTACCATCACCACCCACATCTCCACCAACTCCAGTCCCATCACCAACATCAACTTCATTTGGCATAGTAATACCAAATAATTTCAAAGCACCACCGAAGAAATCAGTAATGTTTCCCTTCATCTTTTCAAGGATAGACTCGTTGCCTTTCACTGTACCACCTTCAGGTCCAAACTCATCTGGATCTATATTCTCATCTTCATCTTCGGATTTCTTTTTAACATCTTTAAGTGTGCTATCAATGCCAGCAAACGATCCACCAACATTTGTCTGCGCTAGTGTAGTAGGAACATCAAAGACATTGGTTAGAGATCCAGCAACTTGCTTAAACATAGGAGCAATCAATGCTGCTGCTGGTCCAGCTTGTGTCAAGAAGTTTGATGATGCTCCAATCAATGCACCACCAATAGGTGACAGTAAATCACCCGCCATGTTTTGATTACCAGTTCCTGTTTCAAACTTATCAGCAGGAATAATCGCTTCGGTGCCATGAAGCACAGCAAGTCCTGGTTTAGTAAGACCACCAGTTTCTTTCTGTTGAGTTTCATCTAAAATTTTCTGATCTTGAGCGGTGAATTCTCTACCAGTAATAGCATTGAAAATATCATACATTAATAGTCCAGTATCAGCAGCGATGGATACTGCTTCAGCCGCTGCAGGTGCGATAGCACCAACACCACTAACTGCGGCAGGAGAAGTGGCAACGGTAACCAATCCAGCAGTGCCACCAACACCAGCAAGCCATGCTCCTACAGCATCACCCCTGTTTGCTCTATCAATAGCATCAGCAGCACTAACAGCAGATCCAGCAACAGGGACCATTCTTCCACCAAATTTAGCACCTGCTAATGCTATTCTTTTAGAAATGGGAGAATTTCTTACAAAAGCAAGTCCTCTCTTACCATATCGTATAGCATCATCACCAAATCTTTGACCAAATCTTGCTACACCTTCAATAACTTCGCCACCCCATCTTTTGGTAGCCCTAACAGCATCATCACCATATTTTACAGCATTATCACCAAATTTTTGAGCACCTTTAACAGCATCATCAACTTTTCCACTTACAAAATTTCGTGCCCTATTAAATTGATTACCAATTCTCTCTTTATTTCTATTAACAAATCCACCAATACGATCTCTTTGATCAGAAACAAAACGACCAGCTCTATCCTTCTGTCTGTTTAAGAAATTACCAGCTCTTTCTTTCTGACTGTTTAAGAAATTTCCTGCTCTACGTTTAAGATTTTCTGGTCCGAACTTCATTCTCAACAAACGAAGACGAGACCTCAACCACTTTGGAGCGAACTTTTTCCACAACCAACGAGCTATACGCCCAAAGTATTTTGAAAGTCCTCCACCACCAGATCCGCCGCCACCTTTCTTCTTATTAATGTCAGCGAATCCTTCTGTTCCAGCAGTATCAGACTGTCCTTGCGCGGCAGCAATGTCTCTTTCAGTTTCTGCTTCGTCTAATGCTTCTTCAGCTGCTGCAGTCTGTGCTTGGAAAGCACCAAGGATAGCATCAAACTTTGCATTGAGTCCTTCATGACTCGTCTCAATTTCTTGCAGGTTAGAAACTGTAGTGCCGAGTGCTTCACCCAGCATTACATTCTGCTTCTTCAGTTCACCATCAATACTCGACAGTGTGCCAGCAATAGCATCCAGTGATGTAACAAGAGTCGATAAGATCTTGGAGTTAGATACAGAACTAGAAGAAGTCTTTGGTTTCTTTGGTGTCTTCTCGTAGTTACTACCAGTCTTTTGGTTGACTGCTGCCAGCATACCAGGGGGCAGTAAGTCTACGATGTCAGATAAATCTGGTTGTTCTTCTTGAGTCTCCTCTTTTTCTTCCCAAGGATCTGGAAGTTTATCAGCAGCAGGTTCTTCTTCCGCAGGTTCTTCTGGTTGTGTCGCTTCAAATTGAGGAACTTCTACCTCTTCTATAGGAGCATCTTCAAGCGCCTCGTCTACTACTTCAGCAGCCTCTTCTATGTTCTCCTTTACTTCTTCCTCTGCTTCTTCTACAACCTCTTCCGCCTCTTCTTCTACTGCTTCCTCTTTCTGTTCATTAGAAACAGTCGTGTCTGTAAATCCTTCAGTAGAAGCAGTCTTTACTGGTAAATATCTTTCTACAATCCACTGTTGATATTCTCTCTCCGCTTCGCCACTGGTACTACCAGTTTGAAGCATAGGATACCCAGCGGTATCCTTTTTCATGTTAGCAATGATCTTGTCAGCGTCAGAGTTAGATAATTTCTTATCTAAAAAAGAAAAATAACTGGTGCCACTATCGTCCGTGCCGCCAGTTAGTTTCGCTTTTAATCTATTGAAGATACGATCGTTCTGACCACCACCAGCCACTCCTGGTCTGTACCATTCAACTATTCCTTCTGGTGGTGGAGTGGTGAATTTCATCTACGAGCCTTTGCTTCTTCTGCTTTTTTCTTTTCTTCTTGAATGTGCTGAATCAACAGGGAAGTGTACACTTCACGCTCCCAAGGCATCATGTTTTCTATTTCCGTCAAAGAGTATTTATGGTACTGCATCAAAGCAAAGTTAGTCTTGTAATAGCTTTCCAGACTATTCTGGAAAACTGCTATGCGAAAAAAGACTGCAGACCCTCAATGGTATAGTTACACTCGTTACCAGTGTTGGGGTTGATCACCGTAAATGTATGTGTCAGACGTGGCATAGTTTCATAGAACTTTTGAATTGCCTCGAACTGTTTGCTGGTTAGACTCTCAATAAACTCACGGAACTCTTTCTTTGTAGTAGTGGCAGAGTCATACACTTCTTCACCATCAAAGATCTGATCAATGTGTTCGGCAATAAAGTTAAAGATATGCTCTGGATCCAAATCCTTATTAAGGAATTGGGATTCAATAAATCTATCCATGCTTGGATAGTTCATAATGATTCCCAGGCTATCAGTCAGCATGATCTTTCTGTCATGTCCTTCCTGTTTCTTAACTTCAACACTATCAATGTTGATCTTTGCCTTTGCTTGAGTTTCATTGTCATCATTACATGTGACAGTCATCTCAATGACTTCGCCCACAGCAGCGGCACGAATCTTAAGGAACAGATACTCAAGATCAAATGATGGTAGTTCATCTACCTTCACCCTAGAAAGAACACATGCTCTCAATGTATTCTTTACTGCGCTGATAACTTCCTTTTCGTTGTTACCTTCCAGTGCTAGAAGCAATACTTTCTCTTCTTTAACTAGGAATGGTCTATACTTTACAGTCTTGCCTGTAGATGGTAGAGATAGTTCGTACTGTGGTACACCAAGTTTAGGTAATGCCATGAAATGTTTAAATCAAATCGTATATTTATTTAGCGCGACTTTTTGACCAAATTTTTGGCGGGAAATTTTTTTCGGAAATCAGGTAATCAAAAAGTCAATTTTGTATCATCTAGTTGCATCTCCAAACACAACAGTGTGCTTCTGATAGTAGAAGTTAGCTGTAACCTTTGTGATCTGTGACGTACCATACGACAGAGGAACAGAGTCAATAGAATATGGAAATGCGTTCTGTAGGATATAGGATATACCTGCTCTGCCGTTAGGGGCAGCACCACTCTTTTCAGTCTTGGTGATTCTCATTACTGGACACAGATAATCTTCAGGGTATCTTAACCTCACCTCTCTGCTTATTGGCAACGGCTTTACCGCCTTGATAGCACTCAATCCTGCTCCAGACGCTGTTGGTTCATCACCAGCACCACCAGAAAAAATATATGAATGCCACGCAGTTACAAACTTCAATGGTGTCATATTAGCATCACACATCCATGTTAAAGATACGTCACTATAAAATTTTGCATACGCATAATTAATTTGACTCTCCCCCAAAACTCTACCACTCAACTGCCCAGTAGCTGTCTGAATATTGGGTAACTGTGCTTCATCACATAGAAGTTTGATCAAAATAGAACTATCTGACGGTCCTTTCGGGTTAGTAATATCCCCAATCTTATTGTTTGTCATAACTCTCTGCAAATCACCCGATATCTCAAAGTCTACGTCATATCCATTAGTCATGGACATGCCGCCAGCAGCGGAAATAGATT